CAACGCAATAAGTTTGCATATTGAAACGGAACAACACCTCAGAATTAATGGTAGAATCCAGGAATTTACAAATCCAGATGGAACATTAAAACATACCCAGGCATTGCCACATCAAAAAATTGCAAATGATGCTTTAGATAGGGCATTAAAAATTGCTACTCAATTTGGATTCACACCTTCTGCAAGAAGCTCAATAAATCAGCCGACACTAATACAAAACAATAATGAGTTCAACTTCTTTGAGTAAAAAAAACAAATATTATTTTGATGAGGAATCAGCAAATAGAGCTGTTGCTTTTATTGAAACCCACATTCGACATTGTAAAGGAGACCTAGCAGGGCAATTATTTATACTTGAGGACTGGCAAAAGGATGATTTAATACGGCCAATTTTTGGATGGAAACATACGAAAACAAACCTCCGACAATATCGCACAGTATATTGTGAAATTGGCAGGAAAAATGGAAAGTCAAGTCTCGGTGCAGCCATAGGCTTGTACCTTTTATTTGCAGATTCGGAACTTGGTTCGGAGATATTTAGTTGTGCTGGCGATAGGGCTCAGGCTGGAATTATATTTGACCTGGCAAAACGAATGATATTGCAAGATCCGATTTTGAGCAGTAAAGCAAAAGTGTTTAGAAATTCAATAACATTTCCACAAAAAGGAAATACATATAAAGTACTGTCCTCAGATGCCAGTTTACAACACGGACACAATCCAAATGGAATATTATTTGATGAATTACACACCCAAAAATCGAGGGAACTTTATGACACGATGATAACTGGAACTGGAGCTAGAACTCAGCCATTATTATTTACAATGACCACAGCTGGTTCAAGTAAAACAGATGGAAATATATGCTGGGAGGTACACGATTATGCCGTGAAAGTAAAGGATGGAATTATAAATGATGAAACATTCCTACCATTAATTTATGCTGCCGATGAAGGCGATGACATTCAAGCTCCTGAAACCTGGAAAAAAGCAAATCCAAATTTAGGTGTTTCAATTAGTGAAGAATATTTAAGGAATGAAGCCAAAAGGGCTGCCGAGTTGCCAAGTTACGAAAACACTTTTAAGCGATTGCATTTATCTATGTGGACAACATCAATCAGCAAATGGATAAGCGATTCAATTTGGATGGAAAATTATGAGGACATTGATTTGGAAAGTTTAAAAGGGAAAAAATGTTGGGGTGGTTTGGATTTGGCGAGTACAATGGATTTGAGCTCCCTGGCTTTATACTTTCCAATGGAGGACCAGAAGGATGTGGTATTGGTTTTCTTTTGGTGTCCAGAAGATTCAGCAGAAATTCGTGGTCGAAAATACAAATTGCCATACGATGAATGGATAGCAAATGAATATATAAAGGCAACACCAGGGAATGTTCAAGATTATGAATACATAAGGCAGGACATAAACACAATTATTGAGGACTACGATTTGCAATCCATAGCTTTTGACAGGTGGAACTCAAGCCAATTGATTATACAATTAAGCCAACAGGATGGAGTGCCAATGAGTCAATTTGGTCAAGGGTTTAAATCAATGAGCGCACCTAGCAAAGAACTAGAAAAGATGGTTCTTAAAAAAGAAATAAACCATTTAAACAATCCTGTGTTGAGGTGGCAATGCGAAAACATACAACTGCAAACAGATCCAGCTGGAAATATCAAAATAAATAAACAGAAATCCTCAGAAAAGGTAGATGGAATGATTGCTTTAGTTATGGCTATTGGAGAAATGATGACTGATGAAACACCTGGAGAATCAATATATAACGAACGAGGAATACTAAGTTTTTAAATTATGAAATTATCAATTGAAATATTATCACTTTTAAGCCCTGCTGGATTTGAAAAACGATTCCATAAAAACTGCCGAATTATAAATAACTATAGAACGGCATACGAAATGACCGAAAAAACATACCAGGATAATTTCGGAAAAAGGAGATATTCATCTTATGATAGTTTTCGTGTTACTAAAAATCGAAAAATAAGAAACAAACCTCCATTTTAATCAATAGTTATTCTCGTATAATTGTGCAATTAATAGCTAAAAATTTTTATGGGAGTAATTGATACACTGAAAAGTGTTTTTAGTCGTAAGGGGAAAACTCAAAAAAGAAATAATGATTTCTTGTCAGCTATGTCTGGCAGGGCTTCAGATTCAGGCATTGCAGTTTCAGATGAAACAGCATTCAATTTTACAGCCGTTTGGGCTGCAATAAGAATTTTGTCTGAGTCTGTGGCACAACTACCACTTTCAGTTTTTGAATCCGATAAATTAGGCAACAAATCTCAAGCAACAAACCACCAGCTTTACAACTTATTGCATAGGCAACCAAATGAACAAATGACCAGCTACATTTTTATTCAGAAATGTATGATTGATTTATTGACTAGGGGAAATTCTTATGTTTACATAAAAAGAAATGGTGGTGCAAGACCAATCGAATTGCAACCACTTTCAGCAATTGAAACAAGGCTAGTGGAAAATGATGGGGAAATATATTATGAAATTGAGGGTGGTGGAATAGTTGACAGCTCGGATATATTACATTTCAAAGTAATGAGTAGAGATGGTTATGTTGGAATGAGCCCAGTTGATGTTGGTGCAAATGCAATTGGATATGGTCTGGCATTAGAAAAATATGGAAACTCATTTTTTGGCAATGGTGCAAAAGTAAGTGGTGTACTTTCAACTGATAGGCATTTATCTGATGAAGCAATCACAAGATTAAAAGTGTCATTTGATGAAAACTACACAAGAATTGGCGATTCAAACAAGACAATGGTATTGGAGGAGGGTTTAAAATTCCAACAAATAAGTTTATCAAATGAAGCATCGCAATTTTTAACATCTCGAGAATTTTCAATTACTGAAATTGCTCGACTTTTTAATTTGCCACCACACCTACTAAGAGATTTGACCAAATCAAGTTTTAATAATATCTCAGAACAAAGTAGAGAATTTGTTCAGTATTCTTTGATGCCATATTTAGTAATGATGGAATCCGAAATGAATACCAAATTATTCCGAAAAAATGAAGCTGGAAAAGTGCAAACTAAATTTATTGTTAATGCATTATTGAGGGGAACACCAAAAGACCGAAGCGAGTATTACAGAACAATGTTAAATATTGGAGCAATGAGCATTGATGAAATAAGGAAATTAGAAGAGTTGCCAACAATTGAGGGTGGAACAAATCACTTTATGCAATTAAATATGGCAACACTTTCAGACATTATAGATGGAGGAACATTAAAAAACAACACGGAAACAAAATCAGAATAAAATGGCAATTAAAAAAAGACACATAATATCAATCGAAGAAAATGAAGAAACCATTACAATTGTTTATGAAAAAGATATTGATGCATTTCCTGAAAATGATATAGAAACGGAGGAAGATGTGGATGCCGAAATGGAGGAAATCGAGGAGGAAGAAGTTATAAGAGCACCTGGCGATATGGATATGGAAGAAACACCTGAGGAGGAAATTGAGGAGGAAATCGATGAAGAAGAAGAAGAAGAAATCGAGGAGGACGAAGTGAGGAGCAAAACAAAAATAGATGTTTGGGACAAAAAACACACCTCAGAAACTAGGTACTTCAATATGGAAAGCAGACTGGCAACAAAGGAGGGAAAAGATGTTGTTATTGGACACGCTGCAGTCTTTAATTCATTAAGTGAGGATTTAGGGGGTTTCAGGGAAAAAATTCAACCAGGAGCATTTGATGATGTTTTAAAAAATGATGTGAGGGCATATTTCAATCACGATCCAAATTATTTGCTTGGAAGAACAAGTGCTGGAACATTAAGATTGAGTGTAGATGAACAGGGACTAAGATATGAACTTGATGTTCCGAACACAACAGCTGGCAGAGATTTAAAGGAAAATATGAGACTTGGGAATATTACACAATCCAGTTTTGCATTTACAATTGGAAAAGATGGCGATGCCTGGGAAAGGGCAGAGAATGGTGCAGATATTAGAACCATTAAAAAAGTCAAACGATTATATGATGTCAGCCCAGTATCATTGCCAGCCTATCCATCAGCAAATGATTTAGCACTTGCAGTAAGGTCCAATTTTATGGATAAAGAAAACACAAGAAAAGAACAAGAAACAGAATATGAAAAGAACTCATTACTAAACTTAAAAATTAATTTAATCAAAAGAAAAAAATGAAAAAGTCGCTAGAATTAAAAGAGACTCGTTCAGGATTAGTTGAATCTTTAGAAGCAATCAAAAACATTGCTGACAAAGAATCAAGAAACCTAAACGAAGTTGAGGCAAAAGATGTGGATAATACATTATCTGAAATCGATGCATTAGATGTACAAATTACAAGATCCGAGAGAATGGAAAATGAAATGAGAGTTGCCGCTGCAATTGGTGGTCTACCAGTTTCAACTTCTGTAGATAAGGACAAAAGAAACTACTCATTCCAATCAGCAATGAAAGCTGCCGTTACAGGGAAAATGGAAGGATTAGTTAAGGAAATGGATAGTGAGGCAAGGAGCGAAAACCCAAACCAAACTTACAGAGGAATTGCAATCCCACATTCAATCTTAAATCAAAGAGCAGCAGTAACTACAGCAGCTTCTAGCCCATTAGAAGTACAAAGTTTTACTGACCAATTAGAAGCTAACCTAGTTCTTGCAAGCGCAGGAGCAAATTTCTATACTGGAGTTGCTGACCAAAAATTCCCTGTAGTTTCTGATATTGCATCAAGTTGGGTAGCTGAAGATTCTGGTACTGATGTAGCTGCAACTGGAGCAACTTCAAGTATTACATTAACACCTAAGAAATTAATCTCTGTGGTTGATTTATCAAAAGAAGCATTAACTCAAAACGCAGGACTTGAAGCTGCAATCCGTAGAAATATGGCTGCTAATATTGCTTCAACTTGGGAGGCTGCCTTATTGAATACTGCTGATGTTGCTGGCGCACCATTATCAATATTCTTAGATTCAGCTGCTGGCGCAACTGGTGTAACAGCTCAAGACTTTATCGATTTGGAGACTACAGTATTAGGAAATGATATTCCATTGGAAGGTTCTAGAATGGCATATTTATTTAACAAAGATGCTTATTCTGCAATCCGTACTTTATTGCAAACAACTGGAGTTGCTGCATTATGGAATCCAGACACAAAAGAATTGAATAATTACTTCGGTTTCTTTTCTACAAATGTTGGAAAAGGAGGTACATCTGGAAAAGCTCAAGCATTATTCGGAGATTTCTCTAAAGTACACCTAGCACAATTCGGTGGTTTAGATTTGCTTTATGACCCATATACTAAGTCAAGACAAGGCCTCGGAACGCTTATCGCTACAACTTTAGTTGATGGAGATGCGACTCAAAACGCACTTGCATTTGCTAAATTAATTGAAGCATAATTATTAAAATATAGGTCGAGATTGGGGACAAATAGTCCCCAGTTTCCTCCTTTATTAAATAAAAGCAAAATCAATTTTAAGGCTATTTTTAAGACTTCTAATGAACTTTGTTAGTGTTAACAACTGCTAGTATTAAACAATTGAGTTATTAGAATAGAAGCAAATTACTAGGTTAGGAAAAAAGTAAAAAAAATGAAATATTACGAATTAATATCATACCATAATACTCAAATAATAAGCACTTCTGAGCTGAAGGAACACCTAAGAATAACCTTCGCAGATGATGATGTTTATATAGAAGAATTGGAAAAGGCAGCTGTTAGAATGATTGAAGAATTTGCTAATATTTTTTTGCTTCCAACTATGGGAAAACAATATGGAAATACATTTGAAGATTTAAGGATATTATTTAAAGGTCCACAATTAGCGACACCAGACTTTGTAAACAAAGTATATTACTATCAAGGTGGAGTTTGGAATCTTCTACCACCAACCCAAATGGAATTTGTTGGAGCAATACAACCAGCTAGAATTTATGGAACTTCTACATTTTCCAATCCACAAACAGATGATGTATTCCAAGCCTGGTACGGACATTATAAAGTAGGATATCCAGATATTGCATCAATACCTTATCCACTAAAACAATGCATAAAAATAATTGTAGCAGATTTATATGAAAATAGACAATCTGTAATAGTAGGAAAAATAGTTTCATCAATACCAAGGACAGCACAATATTTAATGAACCCATTTAAAATACAAACTTTATGATTTCAGTAGGTGACCTTGACACACCAGTACAACTACAAAGTAATACATTTACTGCCAACGCAAACTATGGAGGAATCCAAGATGAAGTATGGGCAGCAGCAAATGGAGTA